GGCCGTGTCCCGCGTGTACTGCCCTGATTGCTGGGCGGTTGTCATTCAGATGGCTCCAAACCAGGAGCTGGCAGGCAAGTACATTGCCGATGTGGAGGCTCTGTTCCCCACACCCCGAGACCCCCATGTTTACCCGTGTCATACCGATTGCCCCAGTTCTGGCGGGAAAGATCTTTCTTTGATCGTGTACCACATCAGCCGGATGGGGTGTTGGTTGGCGGAAGCTCTCACGGTGTTGGAGGATGCCAAAGCAGACGAAGGCACCCAACCTGCCCACGAGAGCCTCAAGGGTTTCATGCGTAAGGGTAAAGGGAGACGAGGGTACTGGTGCAAAGGTACCCTCTCCAGCACCTCCAGCGAGGATTCCATCTGCAGGCTGAAGAAGCAGGAGTTGGACAGCAAGATTGCCGAACTTATGGCGGAAATGGAGGTAGTCCGAGAAAGGACTGGCCAATATGCCATGGACCGCGGTGATATCGACGAAGTCAGGAATGCCATGATCCGCATTTCCCACCTCCAGCGAGAGCGCGGGTACTATGAGTCCGCCCTCCCTTTGGCTTCCCCCCCTGCTGTCACACACGTCGCAGTCGGCACGGAAAGCGGGGATGAAGACCCCATGTGCTTCGAAGGGGCTGCCATGGATGCATGGCAAGAACTGAAGAGAGCCAAGAAAATGGCGACGCTCGAGGCGGAGCTGGTGCAATCTCAAGAAGCCCTGTTTCGCAGTGAGGCGAAAGGGTGGGCTCACATCGAGTCCCTTGGTGCAGTCTGGGAGCTTCTGCGTAAGCGGAAGTCGGCGGAAGATGAGTTGTACACTGAGTACACCAAGCCTCTCTACCGCATGGTCTCCCAGATGTATGCAGAGCGAGCCAATGGGTACTGCCCCGTGCTCGAGAGCGGACGCCCGACCCCCGACCCCAATCCCCCCCAGTTCCAGTCGCCACCCACCGTGGCGGTCAGTGATGACTGTGGGGTGCGTGTTGTCCCTTACACCTCTCTCCCTGAGATTGCGCAAGATCTGGCGCTCAAGTCCATTGCTGCTCGTGAAGAGCACCATGCCGTGGCAGCCAAGATGCAAGCGGAGGTGGCGGCGCACCCTGGGCGCAAGAACCGGGCTAAGCCCGCGTTCGAGAGCGAGATGCCCGGGTCCCGGAAGTTGGCGAATGTCACCAACGCCGCCTTGATCCGCGTCGGCGGCGATGTCCGCGGTGCTCTTGCTCTCCCCACCGGCGCAGATGCCACCACCAATGCCCGAATTGCGTTTTTGACGCACAGGCATCAATGGAGCAGTGAAGACAACATGGTTGTAGACGCTCCTTTCAAGGTTGGCGACACCATCCAGGCATGGTGCCATGTCGACTGCGTGGCCCCCGGCAAGGTTCGAGAAGGAAAAATTTTGTCCGTTGTGGGGGTCCCCTCCATGGACCAGATGTGGGTTTACACGTCCATCCACAGTGGTGGACTTCCCCGCGTTCAGGTGGACAAATCCCCTGCCCCCGGCACGCCCACGATTATGTGGACAGCCACGATCAATCCTATCGGCAATGTCGTGTGGAAGATGACGGCGGGTGTCGTGCTTTCCAGCACTTCCCTGCGTGTCTGTTACACGAACTCCACCGCCGCCGGGGATTGCGGCTTCCCAGTGGTCAACGCTTTGGGTAAGGTGATCGCCTCACATTTGTGGGGCAATGTCCTCTCCTCAGGCCAGACTCAGGAACGCGCGAATGCTGGTTCGCCAGTGAAGTTCGTCCCCCACCCTGCCGACGGGACCGTCAACGTCCCCCCATACACGCCGGTGTTGCCGACCGGCGCGGACGTTCAAGGAAGGATCGTGGCCCCCGGGGTCATGCCTTCCTACAAGGCACCCGACAAGAATCGGCTCACTGAGCCGTTGAAGTACAAGCCCTTGCGTGGCGACATCGACTTGTCCGGGGTGATCCCCAAGCACCATTATATGAAGCCGTCCACACTCATGAACCACCAGGAAGTGGCCAAGTTTGCTGACGTTGTCGATTTCAAGATCGACTGGCCCACCTTCCACGCCGCCGTCAAAGCGGCTGTTGTGTACGACTGCTTGGATGAGATCGACACCCCCTTCTCTCCCCCCACTGTGGAGGACATCATGGAGGTGATTTCCGAGCTGGACTTGGAGAAATCTGCGGGTCCCACAGCCGACGCCCTCACAGCCCGTGAGTACATCATGGCTTTGGGCAAAGGTGATTGGCTCGCCGGCGCCGATGCGCTGGCGACCCGCGTCCTCGACTTGTACCGCACCATTACCTCTCCCACGGATGCTGGTGACAATGAGCTCATGTATGACTGCATGTTTTGGAACGTTATCGGCAAGCTCGACGGGTACAAGACCAAGAAACTCCCAGTTGCGGACCCCCCCGGTTCTGGGAGGACCATCCAAGCCCCCAGCCTTGAGTGCAAGATTTTGTGGCTCGTGTGCTTTGGGAGGAGCGACGCCTTGTGGATGAACCGCAATGGCTTGTCCTGGATTCATTCAGGACATGACGACGACCTCCCAGTTAGTTATGCCACGCTGCGCATGTTGGAGAAGTCGCGTGGCGCGTTCGCTGGCGATTTGACGGGTTTCGACCGTTATATGGTCGCGGAGTTCATCCTCCCCTTTTTCACAGTGTACTTGCCTCACGTCTGTCCCGGTCTCCCCAAGCAACTCGCTGAATGGCTCGCGGCCTTCGTCATTGCGGGACCGTTGCTCATGTCGGATGGCACTGTGTACACACGTGAGCGGGGGAACCCTTCGGGGTTCATGAACACCCTGCGCCTTAATTGTGTCGTCCACCTTTTCGTCACCGCTTACGCAATCATGCGCAGGCGTGGAAGCACCGATCCGGCCGAGACGGCCCTGTTCATGCGTGCTGAGATGGCTTTGGAGATGTGCGGTGATGATTCCCGCCACTTCG